ATATAGTAGGTACAAGATAAACTCTAGACTGGAGCACTTTATTGAATTCTTTGATTTCAATAAATGTCTTAATCATACTATAATAGCTCTTAAATTTGGTGAAAAATAGTTAGGACCTTTCATAACTTTACCGTCCTCTCTGTATATAGGACGTCCGTCCTCCCCTAGTTTAGACATATTACTATCATGAACCTCCAGAAAGCATTCATCTAAGTCTATTCCAAAAGCGTGGCCCGCCCCATAGACAACATAAAGAAGGTCTGTAAGTGCGTCTCCTACTTCAATAATATCTTTATTAGCCAATGCTACCTCTAATTCTTCTAGTTCTTCAGCTATGAGATCTACTCTAAGATCTTGAGTGTCCCTATCGCGTAGTGTAGGCTCACAGTGTACTTCCTGTCCAAATACTTCCATGAAGTCTCCTACAAGCTCAAATGGTGTGGCTCTAGTGTTTTGCATTTTCTTCTCTCTGTCTTTTTCGTTCTCTGATTTTAGCAGAAGCTTTTGCTTTATTTCGCTTCGCACTCTTTTTTTCGTAATATTGTTTATCTTTAAGCTCCATTAAGGAATCTTTTGTCTTTCTTTTAAGGGCCCTTAAAGCACTTTCAACATTATTGTTTTTAACTCTAATCTTCATCTTTAACCTTAGTATTCTCTTGGACTAAGGTATCCCAACCGGATATAAAACCGTGATCACGCTCCCTCAAATAGTAGTGAGGGTCCATAGTTACGCCTTCTATTCCAAGATCTTCCTCTTCTGGTATATTATACATCTACCAGCCCTTCTTAATTCGTGTATCAAAGTAGTATTGCTTACACTCTTTAACATCTTTTGACACGCCCTCAGCTACTTCTTTATTGCAAAGTTCGTTCAGTTTCATCGTATTACTGGTAGCACTGATAGTGCCTGTAATAATTATAATCCAAAATACTATAGTCATTTTACTCCTTCTTATTTTATATAAAAAATGTGTTCGTTTATTTGTACTTTTTTCTTAAAAGTATGTGCCCAAAAAGGCTTTTGTATATATGTTGCATGATACCAAAGAGCTCCTCCAGTCACATCAGGAAGTGTCTGCGAATAAGCCTGAATAGCTATATCTGTTGCATTTCCGTACTCTTTAATATTCTTAGGTTTGTCAGATTTGCCATCACAATACCAGCTAAATTGACATATTTCTTTTCTTTGCTGTTTAACCACCTGACATATTGTGGCAGGAAATGCTGCACTTTTTACCCTATTTAATGTAACTTGTGCAATGGCTAATTGACCTACCCAAGGTTGATTACGCCCTTCAAAGTATATGTTCTTAGCTAGACATTGAAGATCTTGTACTCGGTCCTCAGCTGCAGAAACATCCTGAGCCATTAATATTAGTATTATTGCTATACTGATCTTCTTTGAAATGCCCATCCACGATCCTGTAAGTACTTGGCTTGTTTTACACAAGCATTATATGATCTATCAGGGAAGTATTCCTGAAGCTCCACACTGGTTGAAAAGTAATATACTTTTCGAAGTAGCTCTCTTTCTTTACGAGACCAAGGTTTTTTAGTGTATATTTTCATAATCTTCCTTTCACAACTTATAGATATTATAGTAGATTCCACATCGAAAGTCAAGAAATATTTTTAAGAGTTGCAAATAGATATGGAAAAATATTTCTTGACATTTAGGATCTTTTCAATTATAATATATATTAATTGGAGCAGCCTTGCTATTGCAAGTGGAGTATTTATATGATGGTAGACCCTATAGTTCTAGTAATAGGCTTTTTGTGCTTAGCAGGAACGACATACACTAGCTGGCAGTCAGGGCACGCAGCAGGAGTAGAAAATACTCTATCTTATCTTGAGTCTGAGGGTATAATAGAGTTTGATACTAAGGAAGAATAATCATGTGGCAGTTTTTTGCAATGATGGCATTGGTTTTAGGAGGAGCAGCTTATGGACTCTGGGACCAAAATTTAAAGTTACAAAAAAATATAGCTTCGCAACGAGTAGCCATTGAACAGCAAGAAGCTGCCTTCAAAGAGTTACAAGTACAAACTAAAAGACAAAATGAAGCTAATACCGCTATGCAAAGTAAAAATAAAAAAATAGAGCTAGAGATGAGCAGGTATCTTGACATCTTCGCTAGACATAACCTAACTAAATTAGCCACGGCCAAACCTGGCTTAATAGAAAAGCGAGCAAATAATGCAACTAAAAAAGTATTTGAATCCATTGAAAATGACAGCAGGGATGTCGATTCTCTTGATGACGGGGTGCAGTTGGTTCCCGAAACCAATAGTACCGGAGCCGGAGATAATAACAGTAACGAAGCCGGTGAGAATAGAGATAGTACAGCCGGAGTTACCGAAGGAAATTGATTTAAAAGAGCCCACTTGGTATGTTGTTTCAGAGAAAAATCTAGAGGAGTTCTTGGATAGAATTAAAAAGGAATCAGGAGGTAGTATAGTATTCTTTTCGATGTCTGTAGGAGACTACGAACTAATGTCGTATAATATGCAAGAACTTCGTAGATACATTCGTGAAATGAAAGAAGTAGTTATCTATTATCGAACTGTAACAACATGGGATGATATAGATGAAGCAGAGGACTAAAAGAAAAGTCCTTGCAGTGTTAAAGGAACATTATATGAATAGAGAAGCAGTTTTTGAACAATTAAAAATAGATGAAGGGGTCAAATATACTATATATTTAGATCATTTAGGTTATCCAACTTTTGGAGTAGGACACTTGGTTCTAGAGTCTGATCCAGAGTTTGGTTTGGAGGTAGGAACCCCTGTTTCTGAAGAAAGAGTTAAAGAGTGCTTTGAGCAAGACTTAAACACTTCAATTAATGAGTGTGAAGTTTTGTACGGTACACTTTTTAATACTTGGCCCAGTGAAGTGCAAGAAGTTTTAATAAACATGATGTTTAATATGGGCAGACCTCGATTAAGTCAGTTTAAAAATTTTAAAGCAGCTTTAGATAAAGGTGATTGGGCAAGTGCGGGAACAGAGGGAAGAGATTCCAGATGGTATAAACAAGTAACAAATCGTGCTGAACGACTAATGTCGAGAATGGATAATGTCACATGATCTATTTCACCCTACGGATTTAAAACCTTTAGGAACTGATATACTGCACACCCCTTTCTTGTCACAAGATATATGTGAGATTATTCTTGAATGCCTGAAAGAAAAAAACACTTGGTTTTACGACGCTAAAAACCCTCATCACACGGACGATATTCATTTCAAAAAAGACCTACCAGAGTGGTACGCTATACTAGAAGAAGGTTTACTCGCTGTTTTGGTACCTGCTACAAAGTATTGGGATATATCTTCAGCAGACATAGAAATAATAAATATGTTTGCTGTTAGATATACTCTATCTGAAAAGACAAAATTAGCCAAACATCACGATGACAGCTACATTACCTGTAGCCTTAAACTAAACAGCAACTATGAAGGAGGAGAGTTGTTTTTTCCTCGTCAAAAAACCACAAACAAACAAGTAGATGTAGGAGACTTACTCATTTGGCCGGGGCAAATAACACACCCCCATAGTAGTTTACCTCTTGTATCTGGTGAGAAGTATTCAATCACAGTATGGACAAAAAACGAGAGTTTAAAAAATCATAGATAATTTGACCTTACGATATAAATTTCTTGACACTCTATCTAAAATTTAGTATAATATACTTTCAAATTTAGGAGACTACCATTGAATTTATTTAAACTTGACGACGACCTCGACAAGTGTGCTGAGTACCATATCGACAAACATGTTGGTAAGATGCAGCTAGAATGTGCTCAGATGATGTGTACTAATCATTGGATTGATTATCTGCTAGGCTATGTGCCTAGAAAGTTGACACCTGAAGAGCATTTAAAACTCAAAGTGTTTATGAAAGAACAGCGTCCGTTAACTATGGGAAACAGAATTTTTCCTTACTTAGCGTGTCATCATAATCACCCTTCCACAGTATGGATGCGAGAGTCTGTAGCCAACTATGAGTGGGCATTTTGCTACGCTCATGCTTTGTCTATAGAACAAGCATACAGAACTGGAGGTTCGCACAAGTCTTTTGAGGTAATTAGAAATCTGCCTGAGTTGATACACATGAAAGATGTAGGGGAAACCCCTTTCAAGTTAGCAATGACAGACAACATGCCCAGAGGCTTAGTAGACACTGACCACCCTGTGTGGTCTTACAGAAACTTTTATATGCTAGACAAAGCATCCATTAGTAGTTGGAAAGGTAGAGAGAAGCCGCCTTGGTGGAACGAAGATCTAGCCGACTATGATAAACGGATTTCAGGACAATAACATGACAGTACGACTTATATCATCATCACACGATAATCTGATTGAAGAGATCGCTATGATGGCTAGGGTATCTAATCCTAGTAACCAAAACAATAGTAAAACTTCTGAGAAGTTAGTAAAGTATCTAATCAAACATAAGCACTGGAGCCCATTTGAAATGGTGTCTCTTACGCTAGAGATTGATACTACTCGTGACATCGCACATCAGATAGTGCGTCACCGTAGCTTTGCTTTTCAAGAGTTTAGCCAACGGTACGCCGACCCTGCGGCGATGGGCTTTCCATTTGAATTACGAGAAACTCGTATGCAAGATGAAAAGAATCGCCAGAACAGTGTAGAAACTGAGGACGAGAACCTGCATCACATGTGGGTACAACAGCAGAAGCGTGTTATTGATGTTGCAGACGGAGTATATAAATGGGCAATTGGAGTAGGTATTGCAAAAGAACAAGCTCGAGCAGTACTTCCCGAAGGTCTCACAAAGAGTAGGCTTTATATGGCGGGGACGCTACGCTCATGGATACATTATGTTGATGTGCGTACAACCCCAGGAACTCAGAAAGAACATCTAGAAATTGCTCGCCAATGTGGGCATATTATCGAGCCTTTCTTTCCGATGATGAAGGAGTTTATACATGACTGATAGATATATTAACGAGGCTCCTAGTGGAGAAATGCCTAAAATGCGTCCAGCCAATGCGCTAGACAAGCAAGAAGGCGGCTCTCACTATGACTTGCCTATACAACCTCTTGAGTATATTCATGCAAACAAGCTAGGGTATATTGAAGGTAATATTATTAAGTATGCAACTCGACATCGAAACAAGAACGGTGTAGAAGATATAAAAAAGATTATACACTATTGCGA